GTACTGTTTCTTACCTAATGCGTACTAAGAAAGAATACTATGAAGAAGATCAAGCTGCAAAGGCTGCTCAAATTAATGAAACTGAGCAGGCAATGAAACAAGAAGCTTCTCAAGGTATGTATGGTTCGTTGAAGTTATCGTAACTATGCCAATATGTAAGAAGTGTTTAGCAGAGTATCCTAAAGAAGATTTTCATAAGAGTGTTAACCATAAAACAGGTATACACACATCTTGTAAGTATTGTAGAAATAAAAGTCTTAAAACACATAAAAAATACAATCCTCAACAAGCAAGAAAGCACATGATTCAGTATGAATTTAATCTTTCTTGGGAAGAGTATGAGAGTTTCTATTATAAACAGAAGGAGTGTTGTGCAATATGTTCAACACCTTTAAAACTACATTCTGGAATTGATGTTGAATTTCCAGTTGCTCATGTGGACCATTGTCATGGTACAGGCAAAGTTCGTGGGTTGTTGTGTTCTGCTTGTAATTTAGGAATTGGAAAATTTAAAGATGATCCAAGTTTACTACAAAAAGCTTCCACATATTTAATAGACGGTAAATTAAACATTACCTAATGCTCTGAGGTTAGCTTCTATTAACCTCAAAGGAAAATATAAGTATGGCAAATACTTCCAAAATTAACGGTTTTCGTCCCGTTAAACATGTTACTGGTGCTCCATATAACGGCCAAGCTAACATTTATGGTGTCGCTTCTGGTGACTCCACTGCACTTTTCGTAGGCGATGTTGTTAAACTCGCTGCTGATGGTAATGCTGCCGGTATCCAATACGTAACTGCACATGCTGCTGGTACTGCTGGTACTGGTCAACCAGCTCTTGGTGTCGTTGTTGGTATTATCAATACCAAGCTCGATCCAGTTGACGGTCGCATGTCTGCCGGTAGTATCTCTCTTGATACTCCTGTATATCGTCCCGGTTCTGTTGAACAGTACGTTCTCGTTGCAGATTCTCCCGATCTAATCTATGAAGTTGAAGCTACCGCTGCCGGTTCTGCTTACTCCTTCGCTGTCGCAGACGTTGGTCAAAATGCAAACATCTTCGCTGGTTCAGGTTCTACCTCTACAGGTAACTCCGCACACTCACTAAATATGTCTGATAAGGGTACTGCTGCAACTCTACCGTTTAAGATTGTTGGTGTGAGCAAGAAGATTGATAACGAAGTAACTGGCAACTATACTAAAGTTCTAGTTCAAATCAACAACCATCAGTACAAGTCTGTCGGTACTGTAGGCGTTTAATAGAAAGGTATAGAAAATGTCAGGTATTATTACTAGTTCCAGTTTTGCAAAACTACTCTGGCCCGGCCTCAATTCCATTTATGGTAAAGAGTACGCGGACTATCCAGTTGAATGGGATAAGCTCTTCGAGAAGAATTCATCTGATCGTGCTTATGAAGAAGACCTCGGTCTAAGTTCTTTTGGACTAGCGGCTGTTAAGAACGAAGGCGCTCCAATCCAATACGATACTGAGCGTCAAGGCTTCACCTCACGATACAACCATGTTGTGTATGCTCTTGGTTTTATCGTTACTCGTGAAATCTTTGAAGATGACCAGTATGGTAAGGTTGGTGCACAAAAGGCTAAGGCTCTTGCCCGCTCAATGCGTCAAACCAAGGAAATCGTTGGTGCGAATATTTACAATCGTGCATTCGATTCTGCCTACAAGGGTGGCGATGGTGTTGAACTAATCTCTGCTTCTCATCCTAACGTTGCTGGTGGTACTTTCTCTAACAAGATCGCTACTGCCGCTGACCTATCAGAAGCTGCTCTTGAACAGGCTGTTATTGATATTGCAGGTTTCCGTGATGATCGTGGTCTTCTGATCGCTGCTCGTCCTCAACAACTTGTTATTCCTTATCAACAGACTTTTGAAGTCAAGCGTATTCTTGGCGCTGATGGTCGTGTTGGCACTGATCTAAATGATCCGAACGTTCTCAAGGACATGGGTCTATTTAGCAATGTTACCATCAATCACTATCTCACCGATGCTGATGCTTGGTTCATTCGTACCAACGTTAAGGACGGTATTAAGTACTTCGAGCGTCGTGGTGATGCTTTCGAGATGGACAACGACTTCGATACTGAGAACGCCAAGTTCAAGGCTACCGCACGTTACTCCTTCGGTTGGTCTGACCCAAGATCAATCTACGGTAGCGCCGGAGCCTGACCAACCAATGAATTAATCTTAGTAATTTTTCTGAATATAGTAGGAGAGATAATGAATACAATCGCTGAATTAGCTTGGGCTGCTGGAATCATTGATGGTGAAGGCAGTATTTTCGTAATGAAGCAGGGACGTAAGGATCGGGAAAGAGATCATAATTATATTATGCGAATCTCAGTTCAAAGTACCGATCCACATATGGCAAAAGAGTTATGTAAACTATTCCCAGACGGTGCAGTCTTCACACAAGAGATTGACAAAAAACCACAGAATAGTAATACACTAAAATGGCAAATCAGTGGAAGAAAGGCAGCCTTTGTTTTAAAACAGGTTCTACCGTTTATGCGGGTAAAGCATGAGCAAGCAATGCTTGCAATTGATTTTCAAGAGAGCACAAAAAAACATTGGAAGCATATGACTGAAATTGATTATGCAACACAAGAAGCTTTTTACCATAAGCTGAAACAAGCTAAACTAGATTTAAAGATTGGTAAAAATTTTATAAAGGATTAATTTATGGCAGCTTATGGTATTGGTCCAGCCGGTGTAACTTCGATTACACCTGCCGCACGTGACCCGTATGTAAAACTCGGTAAACTTGAAGTAGCAGATAGCACCACTGGTGTGGCCGCTTTCGGCCTACCAAAGAACGCAGTGGTTGTTGGTGTGTATGCAATCTCCGCTGGTGCAAATACAACCCAAACAATTAGTGTTGGTTTCACCGATGGTGGTGTTGAGCTTGTGGATACTTATGCCCCCAACTCAACTGGCTATGCAGCTATTGGTGGTACTGATACTGGCGCTTCTGTTGGTGTTCAACTAACGGCTGACAAGGTTGTTTATCTCAAGGCCAGTGCACAACTAACCAGTCCGGTTATTGTTAAGGTGGAATACATTGTTCCGCCAGTTGGTCTATCACTGTAATAGACTAATACCCAAAGGGGAGATGTTCTGCTAAACACGGAGTATCTCCCCTTTCTTATTTAAGGATTTATATGGCCGGTAAATACACCTCAGCAAATGCAACAGTCTCGGCGCATTCTGCTCTAGCAGTCACTCCAAGTGACTCAACAATTCTTCCAACCACACGTGCCCTATACGTAGGCACGACTGGTAATCTAGCTGTTGTTATGGCAGACGATGAAAACACAGTTACCTTTAGTAATGTTCCTGTTGGAATTTTCCCCATTCAAGTTACAAAAGTAATGTCAACAAACACAACCGCGAGTACTATTGTAGCTCTTTGGTGATTGGATTTTTATGCAACTAAGTTTAAGTAGTTTAGCACTAACTAGAACTTCTGGTGGTGGTGCCAGCTTTGACCCGGCAACACTTTTTGCAAACGGGGAAAAGGGCGCGGTGTGGGACTACACCGCCGAATCGGCTATTTTCCAAGATGCAGCCGCTGCGACACCTATTGTGGTTGGTGGTCCTATTGGTCGTGTCAATGACCTGTCTGGGCAGGGTAATCACATCACGCAATCAACGGCTGGGCTGCGGCCAATGTATGTCAAAGGCGCTGCATTCGATGGGGTAGATGACGGCCTGTTGTCCGGGGCGATCAACTGGGGATCAAGCACAAAGATAACCAACGTGGTGTCGGTGCGTACCGTAAAGCAAACATACGGGTATGCGATAATGGAGGCGTACGGTACCGCGCTCGGGAATAATACCTATGTCGGGAAAGTATCGGCCAACTTGCGTCTTGAATGTTCGCTAAAGAACGCTACATCACTGTCCGAGCCAATCGACAACTTCAACCATCATGTAATCGACTACTGCTTTGACACGGTGCCAATCCCGCAAGACGAGGCGATCAAGGTCAGTGTGGATGGGGTGCTTTCACCACCAAACTATTTTGTTGCTGGTCGGAATTACAGCGAAACCCTAAGCCCAGTCACGGTACGAATCGGCACCTTCTTTGCTGGGAACCACCCGTTCATCGGGGAGCGGTATCGGCAGGTTGTAATCAACCGTGCGCTAACGTCGGAAGAGCTTGCGAACGTGCGTGCATGGTGCCTTGCTGGTCGCCCGACCTACGCAAAAGGACTCACCGCCGACCTCAATATGTTCCAGATTTCCGGGCAGTCGCTGGCCGAAGGTGGTGTCGGTGCGCCTGTGACAACGGCGCAGGAATACGACAACGTAATGTTCACGCTCAGGGAAAGCAACCCGACCGCCTATGTACCGGCAGTGAATGTGACCACAAACCTCGAAACGCCGATGTATGGTCAGATCGGGTATTTGAAATCCCTGATTTCTGGTATGTCCGGGGCTGCTGGTTACCAGATGCTCGGGTGTAACAATGGCCAAGGGTCGGCGTCAATTCTCGTGTTGAGAAAAGGGGAGGCGACATTCAACGCGGCGATCTCGCAAGTGGCCGCAGCAAAAACGATTGCCGCAGGGCAGGGGCGTTCTTTCCGCTTCCGTGCGGTGGGGTGGGTGCAGGGTGAAGCGGACAATGCAATGTCGCGGGCGGATTACAAGACGGTGCTGTGCGATCTGGCATCCGCCTATAACCACATGGGAAAGGCTGCCGCAGGGCAGGCAGAAGACGTAATTCTCATTACGTCGCAGGTCATGTCAAACGCTCTGCCGAACGTGGCGCTGGCGCAGTTGGATGCTTCGATAGAGCACTCACTGATTTATATGTCGACGCCGCTGTACCACTTTGATTTCGACGTGGATGGCCGTCACCTAATCGCCGCCAGTTCTAAGCAGCTTGGCGGCTATATGGCGATTGTCTATAAAAAAGTGCTGGTCGATGGTGAAGACTGGTCCCCGGTTCGCCCGCTGTCTTACGCGCAGGCAGGCTCGGATGTCACGATTTCCATGCACGTCCCAGTGGGTCCGCTGGCGCTCGACACGACGCTTCTACCAGCGCAGACGAACTATGGATTTGCGGCTTTCAACTCGGGCGGCACGCCTATTTCGATCACGGGCGTTACGCTGGTCGATGCCGATAAGGTGAAGATCACCACGGCATCGCCGATTCCGTCAGGTGGCTACATCACCTACGCGCAATCGGCACAGCCTGAGCCTGTGCGAAGTCTGGGGGGTAGCGGGAACCTGCGGGATAGCCAAGGCGCTTCAATGGTCTATCTAGGCAAGCCGATGCACAACTGGTGCGTGCTTTTCACGTTGCCAATCAGCTAAGAGGTCTTGTCATGACCTACGCCCTGCTAATCCTCTTCCTCGCCCTCCAAGCCGCCGACGCCTACACCACGATCTACGGGGTCCGCAACGGCCTCAGCGAAGCCAATCCGATCATGCGCAAGCTATTCTCCAAGCTCGGCCTGTATGGTGGGTTGTTCGTTATGAAAGTACCCATCACAGCCATTATTACTTACTACGTTGTAACTGGTCAGGTGGGTGTTACCTTCATGGGGTTGCTTGTTGTACCATTCCTTGCCCTACTTATAAATAATTTATATTGGTTATATCGGAATAATGATGGCTAAGAATTATTATGTCTCTGGATCACATAACGTTACGTGTGATAGATGCAGTAAAAAAATAAAAGCACACAAAGCAAAACATGAATGGACTGGCTTTATTGTGTGTGAAGATTGTTTTGAAACGAGGCATCCACAAGATTTTGTAAAGGCACAAACAGATAAAATCACTGTGCCTTTTACAAGACCTATCCCGGAATATATTTTTATAACTGTTCCATACATTTTATATTGGGATACTGGCTACAGTGTCTCTGGTTATGTCGAAGGAGACGATTTAATATGACCACAATAGTAACACGTTCTGGGAAAGGGTCTTCTCTTTCGTGGAGTGAAGTAGATACCAACTTTACAAACCTAAATACAGACAAAGCAGAAACAGATTCCCCAACTTTTACTGGCACGGTTTCTGGTATTACTAAGGAAATGATTGGTTTGGGTAATGTAGATAATACTAGTGATGTAAATAAACCCATTAGTACAGCAACTCAAACTAGTTTAGATTTAAAGGTGCCAAAGGATTCTGACACAGGGGCAGCAACTCTTCCCTCAGGAACTACAGCACAACGGCCATCAACTGGGGTGGGTAAAGTTCGTTTTAATAGTACCATTGGTATTTATGAAGGTTATAATACTGCAACATCCTCGTGGGAATCTCTGGGTAGTATTGTCAATACACAAACAGTTGGGGTCTCTAGTACCGCAAGTGAAAATCATTTTTGGGATGGTAGTGTTGCCAATCAACTTACATTAAAACGTGGAACACCTGCTTCAGTTGGGTCGACTGTGTTGCACGTAGTTAATGGTGTGGTTACTACTCCCCTCCAAACTGGGCCAGCTTTTATGGCTACAGGCACTACTGGAGCCGTTCCATTGGGTGACACTCAAATCACTTTTACAGAAACTCTTGACACGGACGCTTGTTTTGCGTCTAGTAAGTTTACACCTAATGTGGCAGGTTTATATCAAATTAATCTATACCTCGCTACAAACATTCCATCTACTGAGACTAGTGGTGCAAAAATCGCTAAGAATGGTACGGCGGTGGCTATACAATATCAAAATGGTACTGTTGGTGGCGGGGGTGGTTTTTACTCTGTTTCAACCATTGTTCAAATGAATGGTACAACAGATTACATAACAGGCGTTGTTGGAATGGGTGTGGGTGGATATAGCCTCACTGCCGCTAGTATGCAGGGTGCTTTAATTCGAAAAACATGAGAGTTTCTGTATTTAGTTATGTCTATCGTCTGATCCTTTTAGCTTGTATGCAAATTTTTACGTGGATACTTACCCCAATTCTTCCAGTATTTAAAGTTTGCCGTGAAGGATGGTGTAATAATAATACGTATATAGCATGGGGTCCGCGTCTTCCTGTGTGGTTAGCTTGGTTTGATACTCCAGACAATTGCCTACGAGGAGATGAAAATTGGGATAGGGAACACGTCTTTGGGTATATGTCAGTAGTTGGTTGGCTCTACCGTAATAGTCTATACGGATTTAAGTGGACAGTATTATCTCTACCAGAAGGACATCCCTCAGCATGGCAGTGGCACAAAGAGTTTTATTTTAAGACATTTTATCTAGATTTAAATTTTGGATGGATGTTAGATAATATAGAAAGAGGGAGGGCAATGTTTATGTTCTCACCGCGTATTAAAAGGATAAAAAATGATTGACCACAATAGACGACATGACGATGAGCGATTAACCGAAATAGAAGCTAAGTTAGATAAACTAACTGCTGATGTAGAAGAACTAGTTGCTGCATGGAAAGCTGCAAATGTTATTGTGGGATTCATTAAGTGGGCAGGTGGTATTGCAACTGCTCTTACTGCTCTCATTGCTCTCCTTAAACTGAAAGGCTAATTATGGCAACTAGTGGCACTACTGCTTATTCTACAAATAGGGATGACATTATTAAACGTGCTTTGCGTTTAATCGGCGCAATCTCACAAGGAGAAACTCCCACAGTTCTACAGGTTTCAGAAGCTGCCACCGCTCTTAATAGTCTTGTTAAGGCTTGGGCTGCTGATGGGATGCCTTTGTGGGCAATTACTGAGAAAACACTTCCTCTTGTTTCTGGACAGAGTGTGTATTCTATTAGTAATCCAAAACCACTTAAAGTACTACAAGCATGGAATCATAACACTACATCTAATGTAGATGTTCCTATGCGAATCATTACCCAAGCGGAGTATAACATTCTAGGTAATAAGACAAGTTCTGGTAATCCTATTCAGGTTTATTATGATCCTCGTCGTAATAATGGAGAAATGCATTTGTTCCCTGTACCAAGTACAACAGAACAAACAGCAAATAACATTCATTATGTTTGTCAGATTCCTTTTG